TCACCTGTAATTGACAGCATCGCTGTTAAACGTCGTGGCGCTGTGCGTAAAGCCAAACTGTACTACCTGCGTGAGCGTACTGGTAAGTCTGCTCGTATTAAAGAGCGTCTTAACTAAGGTATCGCTAACGCGACATCTAAAAGTTAATAGCAAACAAGGGGTTAGCATGATGCTAACCCCTTTTTTTTGGGCCTTGTCCACGGATTGGCTACGCAGAATTATTTTGTAGTCAAATGTAGGCATTAAAAAACCCGCCGAAGCAGGTTAGAGCCAGAGTTGGCCTTGGGACGTTTTGGGGCCTCCACGGGCAGGGTGGGGCGGTACAGGATTTACTCTACCTGGGCACATGATTATATCGGTTACAGTTTCTAAGGATTTGAAGGTGCAGCCGCAGTTGATGTTCTGGCACTGGTTGTAACGTTCTTTTGTGTTCTCAGAGAGCACAACACTGCTGCGAGTGTGTGCAGCGTGAGAGCACTTTGGACAATTCATCATTTAGGATTCGCCCTGTTGAATATTTAACTTGATCATACCTATTGGTTATCCAAAAGGATAATTAATTTTACTATTGCAGGGTTTGGTCCTCAATTTTAACTTCAAGTTCGATACGTGTCGTATATCCGCTGTCAGCGGTCAGGCTATGCGTCAGCGTTGTGATGATCCATTCCCCCGCATCAATCTGCTGCTTGAACCCGTTTACCTTCACCGGCATTTCCGTGTAAAGCTCTGCGCGTCCCTTCGCCAGCTGGATTGAGAAGGTTGCAACACCACGCTGCAGGCGTTCCCACTGCATTTTGGCCGCCCGTTCGGCGTTGCCCCGGTTCGCGTAAGTGCGGCTCAGTACCAGCACGTTCTCGTCCGTGCCGATAAGGTAATCCCCTTGCTTCGCCTCCGGTTCCTTCTTTTTCTTCGCCGTGGTTTTACGTCGCCTGCGCTTCACCTTAGCCACCGGCTTCTTTGCCGGTTCGCGGGTATGCAGCCAGCTGGCAATCACGCCGGTGTATGCGTCCCGGTCCGCCAGGGTGAAGCGGTGGCGGTCCCCGTCCCTGCGCTGAAGGGTGATAACCGGCAGCGCTTTGCCGCTTGCCGTTTTCCCCTGCCCCTGGCGGATAAACAGCAGATTACCGTCTTTGACGCAGGCCACCGCACCGCACTGTTTAGCCAGACGCATCAGAAAGCTGGCGTCTGATTCGTTGGTCTGATCAAGATGGTCAATTTCTGTCGAGGCCATGTCCTCACCCATCGCCGTCTTCAGCTTATGCCGCCCGGCGATATCCCGGACAATTTCGCCCGCTGTGGTTTTGTGCCAGGACTTCTCCCGCTTCGTGTTCAGGGTCTGCCGGAAGTCCGCGCTGCGCGCCCGCAGCGTCAGGCGGTCAGGCGTGCCGCTGTGCTCGATTTCATCAACCACATAGCTGCCTTTCGGAAAAAGTGCCTCACCCTGCCAGCCCAGCGCCAGCGACAGCACGACGCCCCGGCGCGGCAGCTGCAGCTGGCCGTCCGCGTCGTCCAGCTCGATGTCCAGCTGATCCGCCTCAAAGCCCCGGTTGTCAGTGAGCGTCAGGCTCAGCAGGCGCTTTTCCAGCTTCTGCGTGATGTCTGCGCCGTCCATCGTCAGCCGGAACGCCGGTGAGTTCTGCTGGCCGTTAATCCACGGGCTGGTCATCATGAAAATAATCCTCCCGCTGCGGCGCTCACCTTTCCGGCGGCGGTGGCTGCTGCGCCCTGCATGGCAGACAACTGATCGCTGAGGCTGCCAAACATCTCGCCCAGCGATTCATCGGTGCGCTTCAGCGTCAGCGTGAATTCAATGCGGCGGCACACACCGCTGCTGAAGAACTCCGCTTTGGTCTGGCTCAGGCTTTCAATCACGAACATGCCGTAAATCGTCCCGCTGCCCTCGATAAGCGGCCACGCGCGGCCCAGCTCCGCAATCTGCTCCAGCGCGAACAGCGACAGCCTGCCGCCGGTAATCTCCGGCAGCAGCACGCCGGAAAGCGTCAGCGTGTCGTTGTCCGGGCCTAAAAACTGCAGCGACGGCCTCACGCCCACGCGACTGTTTGACGGGAAACGCCAGCTGCGCTGATACTGCAGTTCCTGATAGGGCACCGTTTTTAGCATGAAAACAAATAAGCCCAGCGTCATCATCATTCCTCAAATCCTCCCCTGTCCCGGTAACTGCTGCGGGCGCGGGCCTGCGCCTGCCGCTCTTTTGCCTCCAGCCTGCGCATCACCTCATCAACCAGATCCTGCTGGCTCTGTCCCGGCTGCTGCACGATGGTGAAGGAGGCGTGAATCTGCGGCGCAGCTGCTTGTGCAGCACTGCCACTCATGCGCGGTGCTTCCTGCCGGTACGCCTGAACTGGCAGGCTCAGCGGGTGCAGGGGCTTTGTCTCCGCCGTCGCTGCGCCGCCCAGCGTAAGCGCCGCCAGTGCCGCCAGCCGTGCGGTGCTCCGGCGGCTGGTCACGTTCGCCGGACCGCTGACCAGCTCCGGCCCGTTTTCACCGGCCACACCAAACTTGCCGGACGGGATAAAGCCGCCGCTGTCGTACATGCCCGCAAATCCGGGGAACCCGCCCGGCGGCAGGGATACACCGCCGCCCGTTTTTACTGTTGCCGGTCGCGGCAGCTGCGGCCCGCCGGACTTATCGCCGCCCGGCTTCAGAAAGTCCGGCAGGTAGTCGGTCAGTGACGACAGCTTGTTTTTGATGGCGTCCCACTTCTGGCTGATGCCCGCCATCAGGCCGTCAATCATCTGTGAACCGGCCTCCTGAAACCGCGCGGGCAGCGCCTTCGCGTCGGCGACAATCTCGCCCCACTTTGTGCTGATGTAGGTGCGGATCGCGGTCCAGACGCTGCTGACCTTTGTGCTGATACCGTCCCACAGCGCGGCAAGTTTCGGCCCCAGCGTGTCCCAGTTCTGCCAGATAAGCAGCGCCCCGGCGGCAATCAGCCCGATAACGGCTAAAATCGGGTTTGCGAACATCAGCCGCCCCAGCCACAGCACGCCGTTCCCCACGATGCCGATGGCGCTTTTAATCAGTCCGAAGGCGCTGAATGCTTTGATACCTAACACGCTGAAGCTGAGCCGCAGCAGCGCAAGCGGTCCCAGCACTGCCGCCAGGCCGATCATGAACGTGCCCAGCATCAGCACCACCGCCGATATGACCGCCGCTGCTTTCACCAGCGTGCCCGCCAGCTCTTTATTGTTTTCTACCCAGCGGCGGGTCACGCCAGTTACTTTCTTCACCATATTCATGATGTCCATCAGCGGCGTGCGCAGTGAATCGCCCAGGCCGCTCATGGTGTTTGACACCCCGGTTTTAGTCAGCATCCACTGCGCCGAAAGCGAGTCCTTGTTAATGTCAGATTCTTTCTGCATCGAACCTTTTGCAGCATCCCCCTGTGTCAGTGCCAGCTGCCTGCGCAGCTCCGGCATGTTATTGACAAGCTTTGCCGCTGCAGGGCCGAACTCCTTGCCAAAGAGCATCGTCAGCGCGGGCACTCTCTTGCTGTCCGGCAGTTTTTTAACCTTTTCCAGCACGCGCATGATGGTGCCCATAGCATCCGTGGTCATCTGCTTTTCAATCTTTGCCGGATCGAGTTTCAGCAGGTCCATGCCGTCCATAAACCGGTTACTCTGCATCGTGGCTATAGACAGCTCGCGCACCATGGCATTAGCGGAACTGGCCGCAATCTCTGAGGTGGCACCCAGCGTAAGGAATGTTGAACCCAGCGCCGCCACCTGTCGGAAGTTCATCCTGTCGGCCACACCACCCATACGCTGTAGCACATCAATGATGTCCGCCCCTTTGGACATGGCGTTATCGTCCAGGTAGTTCAGCGCGTCGCCCAGCTGCTCAATGTTGCGCGTGGGGATTTTGTAAAGCTGGGCAATCTTGCCCAGCCCTTCGGCCAGCTCACCGGCGGGCAGTTCAAACGCTGTGGACGCCTTCGCCGCCGTGTTGGCAAAGGCCATCAGATCGCGCTTCTGGTCCTCATAGGAATCGTTCTGGTTAGTCACGCCCATGCGCGCGCCACCTTCAACCAGCGCGGCGTAGTCAATCGCGCCGTTTTCCATTGGCAGTTGCTCACTGGCGGCCTTAATGGCGGCCTGCATGTCATAGAACTGCCTCGTGCGGTTGCCGCTGTCGTCGCGAAGCCCGTTAACCTGCTTTGCCACGCCCTTCATGGCGTCTTCCATTGCCGCTGATGCATGCACGGAGGCCAGCACCGGTGCGCCCATTGCCAGCCCGGCAGCAGACGTTGCCGCACCGGCTCCTGCCACGCGATCGCGCACCTCAAGCGATCGAGAATATCGCTCACGTACCGCGCTCAGCTTTGCCTGTCGCTCTCCCAGCTTTTTAAGCGACAGCTGCTGCCGGTCAATGGCGGCGCGCGCCTCATCCGACTGACTTTTCAGCTCGCGCTGTGCCTGGCTCAGTTTCTTCGTGTCGATACCGGCAGCGCCCAGCGCCTCACGCTGACGCTGCACCGACAGGCGTAGCCCGTTATAAGTCTGCTGCAGCTGGCTGGCGCGGTTTTTTGCCTGCTCCAGCACGCGGGCCTGCGCGGCGGTAGCCGATATTCACGTCCTGCAGCAGCGGGTTCTGCACGCGGTTTGAGGTTTTCTCACGCTTCAGGCCGTTGAAGCCGATCATGATGCGGTCCAGCGCCTGACGCTTCACGATGGCGTCACGGATGCGCACCTGGAAATCGCTGAACTTCGCCCACATGTCCAGCTTTGAATAAGGCAGCGCGGTGTCAAAGTTGGTCTGCGTGCATTTGTAGCCGTCGCCGTCGATGTAGGTCGGATCGGTCGGCTCGCGCTCTTTCTGGGTGGTATCGGTGGTGCCCGCAATGGTGGTGCCGATCCCCAGCCCCAGCCGTTCGCCGCTCTGCTCACTGACCGGCATGATGTTGATGGCCTGCAGGAACGCGGAAGACTCCTGAATTTTGCTTTCCAGCGTCTGCGACACGGACGGCTCAATGGTGAATTTGCTGTTCAGCGCGGACAGGTCAATCTTGTTGATTTCTGCCAGCACCGACATGTAAGCATTCAGCTTAAAACGGGTAGTATTTTTCATCGCTTCGCTTTCTCTGTTCGTTAAAAAGGTTTGCCGCCGCTGTATCAGCAGTCGGTGCGCACTTCGCCGCCGCTGCCGTTACCCTGCGTGCGCGGGCGGACCTGCTGGCGGCCATCTTCCCGGCTCAGCTGCTGCTGCAGTTCGGTAAAGTCCGCCTGCAGCTTTTCGCGCTTCAGCACTTCCTCACCCAGCGCACTGCTGAAATGTGATTTCAGGCTGTCGGCCTGTTCGCTTAGCGCCGTTTCAATACGTGCGCTCAGGTCCTGCTGCTCCGTGGCGATCAGCTCAACGGCCTGATGAACGTCGCTGAATCGGGCCGCGTCGGTCTGCTGCTGTTTGCTGAACATCGCTTTGATGCGGGTAAACAGGGCGGGCTTTTCGTCGGCCACGTCCTCAAACTCGATCAGGGTTTCTTCAGCGGCAGAGAAAACGTTGTCAGGATGCTGCTTGCGGTTTGCCAGCGGGTTCGCCCCGGCGCTGGCGCTGAACTGCAGCATTTCCGTGCCGAGGCTGGCCGGATCGTCGGTCACGGCCAGGCCAATCAGATAGGCCGCACCGGTGTCCGCGAATTCAGGGCGGATTTCCATAGAGGTGAAGATTTTCTGCATGGTGCCGGTCAGTGTGACCAGCTCATCAGTCGGGTTGATCAGGGCATACAGCCCCAGCTTGCCTTTCAGCGGGCCGTTACTGATTTCTTCGGCGTCCAGCTTCTCTACCACGCCGAAGCGACGAAACGGGCTGTCAGGCGTATAGCCCTTGATGTGCTCCATGTTGATCACGGCGGTGTACAGCTCAGGGCTGTAATTTGCCGCCATCTGTTCAAGCCAGCTGCGCTCGATGGTGCGCCCGTCCGTGGTGGCACCTTCCACCCCGATACGAAAACGCTTTGCTTTCTTTGCCATTGTCCAGGCTCCGGTCAGTAAAACTCTGTGAGGCTCTATGGTTGCGGCGGCAGGGGTATCGAAACAACGCGCGGACGTTGTGCGGGAAACCACACAATGCGGGATGGCGGAAAAGGAAGCGGCGGGGCCGTATTTTGGCTGCATGAACATGACACCCGCCCCCGACGACCTCGATCCCCGCAGGCAGGCTTTACTGCTGTACTTTCAGGGATACCGGAATGCCCCCTGAAATGTTCAGTTTTTCATCAGGGGGACAGTTATTGCCACGAGTCCAAGGGGCGCGAGCGCCCTGGTCGGCTGTCGCCTCCTGAACGTCAACGGCCTTACGGACCATTTTCCACTTCGTTGCGTGCGTGCAGATGCGGCCCGCCACTAACGGGGACCAGATGCCATAAATGCGGGTGCCGTGATCGCCGTAAGGGGTTGGCTCGTCGTTAAGCTCGTAAGCAGTTCTGACGATGTGATGTTTACGCGGAACCAGAACGCCGCCCTGCTTCATGATGTAGGTGGCAAAACAGCCAACATCTGCAGCGGCCAGCACTGCGTCCAGCTGCGCATTTTCAAGCACCGGCGCACCGGCTTTTTTATCGCTCTGATTTCTCAGCGCCTGACGGGCAAGCACACGCAGTTCCCGGTAAGCCTGGCGGCCCGGAATGCCAAAGAAACGGAACTGCTGAACACGGTGAAGTGATGCCCACGCGCCCACGTTCTCTGCGTTGTCACGCAGTGATTTACCGGTTTCTGCACTGATTTCATCCGATAGTCCGCGCCCATCGATATTCTTGCTGACGTATTTAGCGATATAGCTGGTCGGTGTTCCCTTACGCGGATCAATAAGCAGCGCCTTAAATCGCGGCTCTGTATTGCCGCCAAGCTCTTCACGGTCTTCACGGATGGCGAACTTTTTCAGCAGAGCAGTGACTGAGCGGCGCTCCTTTTTGCGCATAAAGCACAGCATGTGCCAGTGCACGGTGCCATCATGATGTGGCTCTGCAACCCGCACGCCATACCAGCGCATACCGGTTTTGTGCATGGCCTTACGGAAAGAGGCAAACGTATCGACCAGATAATCACTGCTCTGGCGAACCGTGGCCGTGGTCCACTTCGGATTCGGCCTGCCGTTGCTCAGGGTGGCGTGGAAGCGCGACGGACAGGTGATGGTGTAGAACATGGCGCAGTCGCCGCGCATTTCCGCGATAAGCTCAAGCCCCTTAACACAGGCCATCATCTCAAGGCGGCGGTTAGCGGGATTGCTGTTACTGGCGTTAACCACATCTTCCATATCCAGCGTATCGCCTTCATCGCTAACCAGCTCATGCGAACGGAAGAACTCCAGAGACTTCCTACGCTGCTCACGCTTATGGATCACCGCCTCAAAGCTGACGTAAGGAGACGCTTTTTTGTTGACCAGGCAGACTGCGCGCAGTTGCTCTTCACGCCATTCACAGCGAAGCTGCCACAGCTTGCGATACCACCAGTCCGCGCAGAGCATACGGGCCAGCGAGGGCGGGATCAGATCATAGGGCACGGGCTTGCGACGGCGCTTTTTGCGGCGCAGTTGTTCAAAGGCCGGGGGGATTACGTCCAGGCGCATCGCTTCCGCAGCAACAAGCTCCCATGCCTGGCGGACCTGCTCTGGCTTCACGTCGTCACTGACGAACAGATGGCCGCTGGCTTTATCAAGACACATGCTCATGTGCGCAGCGACCAGCGTTGATAAACGCTTGACCTGATTCTGGTTCATTTCAGGCAACGCCAGCAAGCCATCCAGCCCGTCGTGACCGGCCATAAACCGGAAGGAGGCAGAAACCTGGCTTTCTCGCACGCGGGCCAGCCTTTCAAGGCATGGGCGGATGGTTTCGCGCAGGTAACGGGAATAAGCCTTAGGCCTGCCGAGATTGTGGAAAAACTTAACGCGCTCCATGAGAGGCTTACTGATGTGCGAAGGCTGGGCGCTGACATCGGCCACGATAACCAGATCGGGATTGTGTTGCTGCTGTTCGCGGGCCATCTTTGCCCGGCTGACAATTCTGTCCTGCACAATTTCGCGCTGGACAGGATCGCGGGACTCGTTGAAAAAATAGCGGTCCCAAACCTCATCACTCATTGCCTCACGGCGCAGCTGCTCCTGCTCGTTATCTGCAGCATAAAGACTGATCAGGTTTGAAAGCGCGGACACCGGCGCAACTTCCGCCGGGTCCAGCTGTGGATTGATTGCCTTCTTAGGGGCATTCCACGGATATGCAAACTCAGCGGACATTAAACCGCCTTCAGTATTGCAGCAAGGCGGGTGATAAGCTGCGCCTGAGCATCTTCTGGTGATTCCGGTCCACCAAGAGCGCCGTAACTCGCAAACAGATCTGCAACTTCACTGCCAATTAGCTCACTCAGCAGCACTTCATGAGAAGGGGTATCCTCAACCACGTAATTACAGGTGTAATCAAATTCACTTCCCGCTGGTGCCTGGCGTTTGTCTACCATCACTGCACAGCCACACACGCGGCCCCAGCTTACCGTTTCTACTTCTTTGTCCCATCCATCAAAGAGAAAATCGCCAATCATGCTTTCTGCGGCATTTTTAGCTTTTTCAGCCGTGTCGTAAGTTTCATAGCCATGCTCACTGCTGTAAGCAAAAAACTCTGGCGCACGAATATTAATAGTCATGATGCAATCCTTTTTTGTTGTGATACTGGTGTGCGAATAGCGATGATTTCCGATGCGCGCTTGCCTTCACCGGCAGCAACGCCAACGGAGCGGGCGGCAGTGACTTTGGTCAGGCAAAATTCGCGGTAGATGCTGCGGGTAAAAAGTGTGTCGCTGTTTGAAACGATGACCGGGTTACGCTCAGAGATACCCAGCAGGATGCAGGCCAGCGAGTGCTGATCATCGTCGCTGAACCCATCGGTGTGATAAGCGGTGAATGTGCCGTGATACGGCGGATCGCAGTACACGACATCACCGGCATGGACCATACTCAGGGTTTCGTTATACCCCAGACATTCAAATGTCGCGCGCTGAGCCTTTACGGCAAACGCTTCGATTTCGGCCAGCGGGAAATATGGCTCTTTATAATTGCCGTAGGGGTTATTGAATTCACCGCGCTTGTTATATCGGCAAAGGCCACGATAGCCGTGGCGATTCAGGTAGAGGAATTGCGCTGCACGTTCCAGCAATGACAGCGACGCGCTGAAATTGAAGTCATTGCGAACCTTATAATAACTCTCTTCAGTTTTGTTCTGATTGAAGAGCGAGGCCGCCACAACAATAAACGGGCGCGTATGCTCTTTGACCTGGCGATAGAGGTTAATCAGATCGGGATTAACATCCGCCACCAGATAGGCCGGGTAATCCGTATTCATCATGACCGCACATGAACCGGCAAACGGCTCAACCAGACGATCACCGGCGGGCAGGTGCTTAATCAGTTCAGGCATCAGACCGGACTTGCTGCCGGCCCATTTCAGGATGGTTTTCATAATGCCGCCCCTTTGTAATGCACGCTTTTCAGCTCACTGATTTCTTTGCAGGTCACGCAGAGGGAAACGCCCGGCAGTGCGCGGCGGCGCTTCTCCGGGATTTCTTCGCCGCACGACAGGCAGAAAAACTCACTCGCCCCTGCCGGGCGGTGAGTAGCGTTAGCCAGATTGCGCGCCAGTTCTTCCTGCACGCGCTGCTGTATCATATCCATTGAATCGGCCATCAGTGCAGCTCCTGCGCCTGGTTCTCAAAGCGTTCCGCCTCTTTGTCCAGCAACTCGATGATTTCCGCTGCGGACATTTCATTTTTACGGGCATGAATTGCCAGTGCGGCCAGCCGGATAGAAACGGACAGCGCATCATCACTAAGCTGTTCGGTTTTGGCCTTACTCAGCAGGACGGCCAGCGCGTCCTCATCGGCTTTAAAATTACGGGTCTCGATATTTCGCATTTCTCTTTCTCCTGAATTCGGGCAAAAAAATGCCCGGCGGGTTTACGCCATTTAATTTCGTTGGGTTAATTAATTAGGTAACGTCAGATTCTTTGGAAATAAACTCACGACTGCCTTTAAGTGATTCATCGCGCTAATCAGCGCCGTTAATTCGTCACTCGTCAGTTCACTGAAATCAACGCTGTGACGTTCTTTGCTGATATTTGCCAGGAAGAATATTGCGCTCAGTGCGCGGCCATTTTGTTCAGCCTGGTGATCGCGCTTATTACGCATATCTGCGATAAAGCGTTTGAGTTCGTGGCTGCAATCGCCGTACATCATGGTACGAAGCGCAGAGATATGATTAAGCGCACTTGCACGCTGCCCCGCGTTCATCTGAACAGTGATACTCTCAGCTTTGTAACCCATGATTCTTTCCTCTTACCGGTTAATTCTGCCAGCAGTTCGGCCTGTGAAATTGCCGGATGCCAGCGCTTACCTGCTTTAGTCTCTAACCACCCATGCCCTGAAGCTGCTAACTGCTGTGGTGGTGACTGATTTTTTAAAAGCCTCACAAATATCGGCATAAATCATTCTTCCCCTTTTTAACTTCTCTTACGTTTTCACCCCGAAAGCGATCACCATTTACCAGGGTAAAAAATCCACTGCCATCGCCAGATATTGACGGGTATTAGAGCGCGACATCTTCCGCATCCACTGACATATCGTTTCCGCGATAGCGAAAGTAATAAGTAAATCCTTCGCCCATAGTCTTAGCTCATGCCAATTGACGAACCGAGCGCACCAGCAATGTCTACAGTTGATGCGATGGTGGGGTTTGAATGAATACGCGCCTGTACAGCCAGAGCCGCCAGCATCATGCAACGAATGCCGGTATTAGCAGCTTCAACAATCCCGCGACGGCATGAGGTGGTAATGCTGGCGTGATTAGCAGCACTGGCAGCAAGCGTCCCGACCTGGGCGGAAGCATTGAGCACGTAAGCCGGAAATTTTTCAGCGGCATGTTCATTGACAGGAACACACGGCAGACAGTGCAGCTGCGCCAGCATCCCATCCATCAGCGTTGCGTCCTCGGTCAGATCAGTAAGCAGCAGCACTTCAGGAACGGTCAGCTGATGCACCTGATCAGGATTCAGTTTGTTACGAAGAGTCTGCACTTTCATGCCCGCTTGCTGGGCCAGCTTCACCATATTGTGGGACAGCGCAAACTTGCGGCAGGCGTCGTTATAGTGGCTATGGGTGGAAGTCTTAAAATCAAACATGGTCATTCCTATGCTCAACTTAAATAATTAAGTTGTTACGCAGCGACGTAGCGGCAGTTGACACCTTGAGCGAGCAAACGCGCGCGGAAGGCAACCATGTTGATGCGTGCAGCACCACCAATTTTTTTACGTGGCATAACAAGCAGATCACCGTCTTCAACCATCTGTTTCACGGTGCGAAGGCTGTAGCCATAAGCCTGTGCGAACTGTTCATAGGTCATCAGATCGGGGCCGCTAGGTATTGTAATTTGATTGGTCATCGGGGATTATCTCCAGTTGGTAGCTTTTGTAGTGCATTGGCGTGCATTTTGGCTTACGGGGTGGATGATATGATCCAATTGAGTGATTGTAAAGTAACCCCTATGGAATATTTGAGGGAATCATGTCTAACGCTTTAGGTGATGCAAAAGAGATTTTAGAAAGAATCCTTAGTTCTTATGGTGTTAGATCAAGACCTGAGCTTGCTGAACTTTTGCAGATCCCCTTACCAACTATCAATAATTGGGTTGCAAGAAGCAGCTTGCCCGGTGACTACATTATCCAGTGCGCTATAGATACTGGTGCGGACTTAAAGTGGCTAATTTCAGGCGAACTTGAAAATGTAAGATTAAAGGCAGCTCCGCATGATTTTACAAAAGGTAAAGAATTGCACGAGCAGCTTTTAGCTAATGGCGGAAAGCAAGTGGTTCAGAGGATTCTGCATGCTTACGGGTTTACCATGCAGAAAGAACTTGGAGACTTGTTAGGGATTCCCTCCGGCACAATGAGTGCGTGGGTTCGTCGCGACTATTTCCCAGGCGACGTTGTCATAACCTGTGCGTTGGATACTGGCGTTTCTCTAAGATGGCTTGCTACTGGCATTGGTGAAATGACTGCGCGGAACAATTGTGAACAAATGTCATCCAGTGAAATTGTAACGATTGAAAAATATTCCCTCTTTAACGGTGAGCTAAACAAGACAGGCTTATGGGTATGCGACCCTAGTCTGATTGCAGAAACGGTGAATAACCCAGCGTTAGTGGAAAAGGGGAGTAATAAATGGATTGTAGATCTAGAAGTGAAAGCTATAGGTAATGGATTATGGTTAATAAATATTGATGGAGTGAATGATGTTTATACAGTATCCCGAATTCCAGGAAACAAGATAAATATTAAAAATTCATCATCTAATTTTGATTGTAAGATAGAAGATGTTGAATGCGTCGGAATGGTTTATCTCACACTGATGGAAAATAACTAAGTCATTATGAAAATTAAAATAGCTCTCACAATTTGCTGTTTTGCTGCCTTTGCTCACTCTGCTTGGGCTGCTCCTGAGATGTTCAAAGATTCGAAAGCCATGATGGAAGATCACAATGACTATCCACCAGAGAACGGCTCTTATAAGGTTCTGAGCAAAAAACCTTTGCATGTACAAATTTTACCTACCATCTTCAAAGGTGACGTTGAAAGAAATATTAAGTATGAGGCTAATAAAGCAGCTGTCTACGCTGCTTACCGAGTGTTGTTTCAGACTCCAGCTAATACGATCAAAGTAACTGTGCTACCTAGAGAATTAGATGTTCAAACCCATAAATATACACCTGCTCCTAAATACGCATTCACTTTTTCTCTTAGCAGAGAAAAAGCTTTAAAACTTTCAAGCCAATATGCTGGCATTGACAATTCAGATGATTTATTCCAGAACGATGGTTATCAGTGGGCTGAGTCATTCCGCGCTTGTTGCTATTCCGACAGAGGAAATCCCGGTTTAGCCGCATTTGTTCAAGAATTGAAAAACAGCAGGTGATTTGGTGGCAATAAAGAAACTTGTTTCTGGTGAATGGATAGCTGATTTTTATTTAGATGGGCGCGGCAGTCGACGTGTCAGGAAAAGCTTTGCGACAAAAGGTGAAGCGGTAGCTTTTGAAGATTACACGCGCGCTGAGGCCGGAAACAAACCGTGGATAAAAGAGAAGGAGGATCGCCGCAAGCTTAGTGAGCTGATAAATCTCTGGGATTCTCTGCATGGGCAGTCGCTCAAGGCCGTCAAATCTCGTAAGGCTAAATTAGATATTGTGTGTGCCGGACTAGGTGATCCGATAGCCTCTCAATTGACGGCAAAAGATTGGGCGCATTATCGTGACCAGCGCTTGAAAGGTAAAATTTCTAATGGCTATCACGACGATGAATCAAAGTGGAAAGTAAAGCCTATTACTGTCAACAGAGAGCAAAACTATCTTGCCGCTGTTTTCAATGAACTGAAGCGATTAGGGGAATGGACTTTACCTAACCCACTGGAAGGTGTCAGGACGTTCCGGGAAGACGAAAAGGAAATGTCCTGGCTTACCTTAAGGCAGATCACAGAACTTCTGAATGGCTGCGAGCTTTACGGAAAGCCAGACTTAAAGATGATATGCAAAGTTTGCCTGGCTACTGGCGCGCGCTGGACTGAAGCGGAAACCTTGACCCGTTCACAGCTATCACCTAATAAACTTTCATTCTTTAAAACTAAAGGCGGTAAAAACAGAACGGTTCCTATCCAGGCATGGCTTTATGACGAGCTAAAGGAACGGCAGGGCAGGATGTTTAAGCCATGCTATCAGGATTTCAAGAAGATGCTGGCTACTACTACTATCCAGCTTATAGAAGGTCAGAAGACCCATGTGCTACGGCACACTTTTGCCAGCCATTTTATGATGAACGGTGGCAACATTCTGGTGCTTCAAAGAATACTCGGTCACGCTAACATCCGTGAAACCATGAAGTATGCTCATTTTGCTCCAGACCATTTAGAAGAAGCGGCGGCGCTTAATCCTCTGACAAGTTTAATGTCCACAAATTGACTACCCAGCTTGTACGTGCTCGCATTTGGTTGCACCAGATATATAGCTAACTAACTGTTTTATAAATAAATAGCTTATGTATCAATGGTGTCTTGAAAAAGCGTCTTAACTAAGGTATCGCTAACGCGACATCTAAAAGTTAATAGCAAACAAGGGGTTGGCATCTGCCAGCCCCTTTTTTTATGTCACTGCCAGCCTTGCTGCCTATAGGTAACAGGCGTCCGGCCGCTGAAAATGATAAATCGCGGTATTAACCGGCCCCTCCTCTAATACGATCAGGCCATAGCGACAGCCAATGAACTGACCACCGCACTTCTCAGCCACGCCCCGACTGGCCAGGTTATCCTCTGCTGCCAGAATCTCAATCACCCGGGTCTCTGGGCGTGAAAACCCCAGCGGCAGCAACGCGGCTACCGCGCGGCTGGCGATTCCCTGACGCTGGGCATCACTGCGAACCCAGTAGCCAATTGCGCTGATGTCACCCGGATGACGGGCAAAGCGTATTCCTGCGCCCCCCAGCAGCTGGTCATGCTGATCAACGATGGCAAACTCTTCCGCTTCCTCTTTCATCCGTTGCCAGTGGGTAAAGCGGATCCAGCTTTCTGCTTCATGCGGCTGATAATCGTGATGCGCCCAGACCATCCACGGGATAAGGCTGTCCAGAGAGGCGTTAACCGCAGTGGTAAACGCAGATACGTCGCTGAGCTCAAAAGGTCGCAGATAAATATTTTGTGGTGATGGGCGCAT